TGTGCAGAGGCGACGCCAGTTGGGGTATAACGCCTTCACGAGCGGTGGCATTCAAGGTCAGGAGCATCGTATTGTTCAATTCTTGATCGATAGCTCAATGATGAGTGCTGTACAACCCTTAGACATTTGGACAGCTGTGTGTCGCTCTACTGAGGGTATCCTACTCATTCGAGAGGCAAATGCCTCTTCTAGGAAGGCGATTGAAGGGCATGTTGTGTTTGGTGCCCTACTCAAGACTCAGGCTACGGGTGAGAAGCGAACGTTCGATTGGTTTGCGCATTCTCAGCGTGCTTTGACAGGTGCTAAGTTCCTTCGGAGGGATGAGAGGATTGCGTCTATTCGTGAAGCGCGTTATAAGGCTTCTGTGGAGGTTGAAGAGCCAGCTGGCGCTAGTGCGGAGTTACCAGTTCACAAGATGCCGATGAACATGCGTAGTCTGTACGAAGATGTAGCTCTGAAAGATTTTGGTGAGAAGGAGAACGTCGAGGCTGTGAGCTTCGACCGTCTCGATGTGATTCGATCTTTGCCATCAGCCGCTGACGAGGTGGTAACAGCAATGGTTGATCCGGAGTTCATTAGCCGCACGGAGAGGGAGTTTCAGAATGTGCTGGGTGAGAGTTTGCTTTACGATGATGTGAAAGTGAGTCTCCCTGAGGCGTATTTGTTTCCTCGGCAGAAGGGTTCTGATGATGCGTTATTGCTCGAGACTATGAAGATCCGCATCACAAGAGGTTCTGTGGAAAGTAATGAGCGTGAGTTTGCGAATCGTGCGTGGGTGGGTCGGGAGTTGTTTGACGGTTCCATCAATGCTCTTGGGTTGCCCAATCAGACTGACTTCGACGAGGATCTTTTCCTCTCATGTCTTGGTGAGCAAATCGATAAGCGAGTGTCAGGCAAGAGTCAAGGTTTGTTGGCTGAGTATGATGAGAGATCCCACGCATGGCTGAAGGATTTCCAAGCTAAAGTAAGGATGAAAGGCCAACTCAAGAGTAAACTCGAGGCTCTCGCACTGGAAGTCCCGAAGGCGGGTCAGACTATCAACGTTTTGCCTGAGTGGGTGATTGCGACTTTTGGTGTTTGGTGTCGTTACATCATCGCTCTTATCAAGCGGTTTAAGACGAATGATCACGTTGAGATCTATCATGGTTTCACTTTGGAGAAGTTTGATCAGATAGTTCGAGATAATTGGCAGACCGATTCTCGCTTGCCTCCGTCCTCTTATGAGAAATGCACCATAAACGATTTCTCGAAGTTTGGAGCGACCCAAGGGGGTGATAGCTTGAAGATGGATTGCTTGTGGTTTTGTTGGGCAGATTGTCCTGATGATCTCATTTCGCTGTACATCAAATTGAAGACGCAATTGGTGGCTGCGGGTGGTGTTAAAAGTATTTGCCGTGATGATGGAGAACCCGGAACGTTCTTATTCAATTCTCTCTATGATCTAGGGGTGTTAGTCTTGCGTTTTGGCTTAGCTGCATTGTGGTTCGGTTTTTGGTTCATTGGAGGCGATGATATGGCATGCGACCATCTGGTTGAAGACCATGCTCTGTGGACCAAACGTTGGAGTAAGGTTATCAAGACCATTAGTAAATTGTCCACTCCGCGAGTTGCTGATTTTGTCGGCTGGCTGATGCTGACTGGCTTTGGTGTTTGTCGTGACCCTTTAGTCTTGTACTTGAAGACGAGGGCTAAGATTGCTCATGGGCAGGATCGTTCGAATTTCATGGGCGCGTTTATGACCGAGTGCCAATACACATATGATGCGATCAATCGAGGGGCGGAGTTGGACGATTTGACTCTTTTGGTTCTATCCAAGTTTTTGGATTGGTGCCACAAATTCAG